TCAGCGAACTCCAAAATCACTAAACGAAGTTGTTCAACGTTCTTCAATGACCATTCCTCGAAAAAAAGAGGAAAATAAAGCTGATCCATTTAGTGATAGATGGAAAACTTTAGCAGGTATTAAATAATTTATAGGAGGATTTAAAAAATGTCTGTTTTACAAAAATTAACTGAAGGCATCGTTAGTCGTGACCTCCAGAAGGAAGGTGCTGCCCTACTTGACAAGTGGGAAAAGACCGGTCTTCTTGAGGGGCTATCTGATGAACGTGCCAAGTCAAGTATGGCAAGTCTTCTAGAGAACCAGGCCAAGGAGCTTCTTCGCGAAGCTTCAACCATGGCTTCTGGTGACGTAGAAGGTTTTGCCGCTGTTGCATTCCCGCTTGTCCGTCGAGTATTCGGTGGGCTTATTGCGACTGACCTCGTGTCTGTGCAACCTATGAGTCTCCCTTCGGGACTCATTTTCTTTCTGGATTTCCAAACTGACGCTGGAAAGCTTGGTCTGGAAACCGCGGATTCACTCTTTGGTGGTGGAAAAGTTGGCCAGGAAATCACTGGTGGTGTCAATCTCACCGACCCCACTGGCGAAGAAGGTTTTTACAACCTTAACCAAGGCTATGCTTCACCAACTGCTAGTGTCCTTACCACACCCGTGATTGTCGCTTCAGGTACCGCCGGAGGCGGCGCCTGGACCGCCGGCGGAGGCTCGAGTTCTGATTACAAGAACAAAGGCGACAGGTTGGTGCGCTACGACCCGGATCTTTCTGGTTCGGCTTGTGTTGCTGCAACCATTACTATTGCTGCTTTTGATCAGTTGAACAGGAATAATCTTGTAGCAATTCAAGATACTGGTTCTCTTGGTCCCAAGGGAAGCTTGGCTGAGCTTGATGGTGTACATGTACGCCGTTTGACTCAACTTGACCCCACGGAGACTGTAGGTGCAGAGACGAAGCTTCTGCTTATTTATGCAGCTACTGGTACTGTTACCACAGTTGCGCTTAGTAAATCTCTAGCTGTAGCCATCGCTGGTGCTGGTAGTGGTAGAGGCTACGCCTACACGCAGACTGATGATTTCGGCGGCACAGGTGCAGCTTCGTCAGGCAACGCTCTCGGTGTTGTTGTTGGTACAACCACTTGGGGACTTGAAAATCAAACAGCAATCCCCGAGATCGACATCAAAGTCGACAGCGTATCTGTCACGGCGATCACCAAGAAGCTCAAAGCCAAATGGACCCCAGAACTTGGTCAGGATCTTAATGCCTACCATAATCTGGATGCCGAGGTAGAGCTTACTGGTATTCTCTCTGAGCAAATTGCTCTTGAGATCGACCGCGAGATTCTTGAGGATCTCATTAAGGGTTCCACTGCTGGTACTTTCTACTGGTCACGCCGCCCGGGCAGGTTCCTTGTTCGTAACACTGGTGATGATATTAGCGACCTTGCTAATGAATCGCTTCTTGGTGCTGACTTCACCGGTACTGTGTCTGAATGGTATGAGACTCTTGTCGAAACCATTAATGATGTGTCTGCCCAGATCCATCGTAAGACGCTTCGCGGTGGTGCCAACTTTATCGTTGTAAGTCCAGAGGTCGCTAATGTCCTCGAGTTTACTTCTGGTTTCAGAGCTGATGTAACAGGTGATGCTGACAGAGGCACAGTTGGTGCTGTGAAGTCTGGTAGTCTAAGCAAGAAATGGGATGTATACGTCGATCCCTACTTCCCCAGGAACGTTGTTCTTGTTGGTCGTAAAGGTGGTTCGTTCCTTGAGAGCGGCTATGTATACGCTCCTTATGTACCCCTACAGGTTACTCCCACTATCTTTGGTATCGAAGACTTCGTGCCCCGCAAGGGCGTGATGACTCGTTACGCGAAGAAGATGGTACGTCCTGATATGTACGGTCTTGTAGTAGTCAGAGACCTCAATGGTTAATATTTAAATTAACCTTTTTATTGAAAACCCCAGTTTGGCTTCGGCTAGACTGGGGTTTTCTTTTTTCCAAAACTAATTAGAGTGCGTAGGAGGCTCTAATGAATGGCTCACAAACAACCAACACTTACACCTGCAAGTACAACTAGTGCTATTAGACTTCCCGCAACAGGAAATATACATCATGTAGCATCTGTTGTGCCATTTGGTATGTATACAGGTTCTGCAGAATTTCTTTCAGGAGCCTCTGCCCAGGTTGCTTACACTTATAAAAAACTTGGCGGAGATGTTATAGATATTGAATTGTCTTCATCAAATGTATATGCCGCCTACGAAGAATCTGTTTTAGAATATTCTTATATTGTTAATATACATCAAACTAAAAATGTTCTAGGAAGTGTATTAGGTGATACAACGGGTACATTCGACTACAAAGGAGTACTTAAGAGCGGAACTCTTTCTTCAAGTTTGGCTGCTGGTTCTGTTATAGATGATGAGTATATACACTCAAAAGCGGGCATAGCTCTTAAGTACCCAAAGTTTGAATTCAGTTATGAAACTAGATTTGCGAACGCTGCTTCCTCGGAAATAGGAGTTGGAGGGCAAAAACATGAATATTCAGCTTCTTTTGATACAACTAAAAATCAGCAGGATTATGATCTACAAACAATAATATCTTCATCTGCTCTCACATCCAGTTATCCACATTATAATAAAATTGGGAATAAAAAAATTAAGATTACTCAAGTTTATTATAAAACACCACATGCCATGTGGAGATTTTATGGCTATTACGGCGGTTTGAACACCGTTGGCAATCTTCAACAATATGGGCAATGGTCCGATGATTCACAGTTTCAAATTATTCCGGTTTGGCACAACAAACTTCAAGCTCATTCTTTTGAAGATGCTATATACACAAGAACATCTCATTTTTCATATGAAATTAAAAATAATAGATTAAGGATCTTTCCAATGACCACCACTGTATCTCCTACGAAAATGTGGCTTAAATTTACAGTCGAAGAAGATGCATGGGAAGAGGAAACAGATCGTAGTGTGGGAGTCGATGGAATAAACAATATGAATACAGTTCCATTTGGTAATTTGCCATACGAAAGTATTAATTCAATTGGCAAACAATGGATTAGGAGATTTGCTTTCGCCTTGACAAAGGAAATGTTGGGACAAGTGCGTGGTAAATTTTCATCAATACCCATACCTGGAGAGACTGTAACTCTCAATGGAGATGCTTTAATAACTCAAGGAAAAGAAGAACAGGATAAGCTAAGAGAAGAATTGAAGATAACTCTAGATGAATTAACGTATGCCAAGTTGGTTGAAAAAGATGCTGTCATCGCAGATTCTGTTAACAAAGTTCAGGAGAGAGTACCTCTGCCTGTTTTTGTGGGATAGTAAAAAATGTCTACCAAATGGTCACAACCAGCAGCGCCACCGCCGCCATTATTTATCGGCAAGAAAGAGAGAGATCTTGTTAAACAAGTTAATGATGAATTAATTGAAAGAGTTATAGGACAACAAGTCGTGTATTACCCAATAAGCGTTGAACATACAAATTTTCATTCTTTATACGGTGAGGCAATAAATAAAACATTTTTACCACCAATTCGTGTCTTTGCGCTTGTAGAGTGGGAAGGGTTGGAAACCGAATGGACAAACAATATCGGTTTGGATAAAAAAAGCTCAATTATAGTACATTTTCACAAGAGAAGGTTATCTGACGATCAAGATCTTTTTGTTCGTGTTGGAGACTTTGTTTTATATGGTGATATATATTATGAAATCGCATCTTTAAATGAACCAAAACAATTATTTGGACAAATTGACCACAGACTAGAAATTTCAGCCAAATGCATCCGAGCACGCGCGGGATTATTTGATGCCGATTGAAGATAAATACAAGAATTTTTCTGCACTTATTACTAGTAGCATTGACTCCAAAATAGTTGAAGAAATTCATTTTATGCCATCAAATTTAGAGAATATTGACACCTCATTATATTCTTATGTAAATGATGAATTAAATATTCACACAACAACAAATAAAGGATGGAAAAAAACACCAGTTATTTGGATGTCTGCTGAAAGGGCTTATCAAATAAAACACAATAAAGACTTAAGAGATATATCTGGTTCTTTCATTATGCCGGCTATAACAATTGAAAGAACTGCTGTTGTTAAAGATCCTACTAAAAAAGGATCCTTTTTTGCCAATGTGCTTCCAGTAAATGATGCAAAAAGAGGCTCTATAACATTTGCAAAACAAATTAATCAGGACAAAACACAAAATTTTGCCAACGCTGACTCCGCAAGAAATCCTGCTTTTGGAGCTGTGGCAAGGCAGATTAATTATCCCGGAGAAAGGAAGAAGACAGTATATAATATAACGTCAGTGCCACTACCGGTGTATATTAATTTATCTTATGCAGTCGTTTTAAGATCAGAATATCAGCAGCAAATGAATGAAATGATTAATCCATTTATTACATCTCCAGGTGGAATTAATTATGTAAGTCTAATTAGAAATGGGCACTTGTATGAAGCATTGTTTCAGCAAGACTTTACTCAAGAAAATAACATTTCTTCACTAGGACAAGATGAGAGAATGTACCAAACAAAAATTAATATTGATGTCACTGGCTATTTAATAGGCGAAGGCGATAATCAAAAAACACCAAAAGTTGTCATTAGAGAAAATGCAGTAGAGATGAAAATGCCTAGAGAAAGAATGTTGACTCAGGATGAAATTGAAAAGGTAAATAGTGATGCAACATACAGAGAGTAATTTTTAATCTTTTGGACTTTAGAAATTTTGGTAACTATTTATTAGAGAAATGATTTGAAAATGTTTAATTATTTTTTTCTAACAAGGAGAGCGTAAAATATGTCAGCTAAGAAGTTTAATTTTGTTTCCCCCGGTGTCTTTCTAGAAGAAATTGACAATTCGCAATTAACTAATATTGCTCCTCCAGTTGGGCCTTGCGTAATTGGCCGTACTGAAAGAGGCCCCGCGATGAGACCAGTCACTGTGAATTCTTTTTCAGACTTTATTGAAATGTTTGGAAATCCAATTCCTGGTGGAAGAAGTGGAGATGTTTGGAGGGATGGAAATTATACAGCTCCCACATACGCTGCATATGCTGCGCAGGCATGGTTAAAGAATAGTGCTCCTGTGACAATTGTTAGATTATTGGGACACCAACACTCAAATGCTTCTTCAGACGGCAAAGCCGGCTTCGACGCCGGAGACATTGATCCGCTTGTTCCAGGTGGCGCTTATGGCTTGTTCCTTTGCGACACTCAGCATACCGGCGGCGGCGACGCCCCGGTAATTGGCAATATGACAGCTCAAATGCCCGTAACTGCTTCTTTGGCTGCTGTATTCTATGTTCCGTCGGGCATGCAGACAGCGCTTTCGCTAACAGGCTCTCCTGGAGTAGTATTCAACGCCGGAGCGCTCCAAGCGGAGTCATCCAACCTCCACCTCAAAGGCGGAATAGGAGTGATACTTACCGCAAGTGCAGGCACTGGAGATCATTATATTGAGATTAGTTCATCTCTAGCTGCAACTTCAAGTATCAGATTTAATTTCGATAGAAATAGTGACAGATATATTAGAAAAGTTTTCAACACAAATCCAACTCTTACAAACACGGCAGTTTCTGCCACAGGAAGCAGGGTCGGCTATTGGCTGGGCGAAACTTTTGATAGATTTGTAGGAGGGATTGATGTAGCCGGAAACATACCAATGACAGGCAACAACGCCGGCTCTTCAAACATCGCTGCCCTTATGATGGGACTACAAGACCAATCCAACAATGATTGGGGGGATCGATTATTCGGTGCGCAAAACCCTCGAACAGGTTGGTTTTTCGGTCAAGATCTTGGAAGCTATACTAGCTTTGATGCATCAAATACCCAAAAACTCTTTAGATTGGTGGGAAGAGATTGCGGCGAATGGCTTCAAAACAATGTCAAAATATCTATTATGGAAGTTAAACCTGCCTCAAAAAAAGAACAACCATTTGGTAATTTTACAGTCGTTCTAAGA